AGTATGACTAGGTGAAGTATGAGTATGAGTTGCAGCTCCACCAGTACCATCTAAATCAGCAGAAGAAGCTTTAGGATATTTGCTATCCCAAGCAGTATATCTTGTCCAACTACCAGGTATACTAGCGTGTTCACCATCCCAGGGTATAATAATATCTGCCATTATTCTTTCTTCTCTATTATTTGAGAGATTCTGTAATGTTTCTTTTCAATCAGCTTCTTAGCTCTTTTTATAGCCTCATTACCTGTTTTGCAATATAGCTCTAGTGTGCAACCATTTATTAGTCTCATGTCAGCCATTTCACCTTCATGGGCTTGAACTATAAAAATTAACATTAGTATTCCTTCCCCATTAAGTAACCATCGTATTCATCTTCTGCTGTCTGGATAAATCCATAAACAGTAGTTTTATCAGCTGTACCATCTACATCTGTAGTTGGTGAAAGCCAAGTAATACCTGTTACTGGAAAAGTAACAGTACGACTACCAGTTCCATCTTGAAGTATTCTAAGCATAAAAACTCTTGAATCAGGGATATTATCAAAAGTAAAGATAACATTACCAGTTAAAGTAATACGTTGTTTAGTTCCATTATCTCCATCAAGACTAGTAGTTGCTGCATAAGTCATGTCATACCAGTCAGAAGTAACTAAGTATTGATTAAAGAATTCTTCATTATTAAGACAGTTAACAGCTAAGTTTTCAGCTAAGTTGCCATCATATCCTCTAAGTCTAGTTACACCAGTTAAGGCATAATCAGCTGCACTTGAACCAGAAGAAGCAGTAACACTAAAGACTGTTTCATAATCAGTTCCCCAACCCACAACAACAATAGTTGGTGTATTGTCTGGAATAGAATTAACTAATAGTGATCCTGCTGCTGGACTTGAAATCCACGTTGATCTTAAAGTTGATCTATACTTATCATTTGCCTTAAATATCGCCATATATCTCCTATATTAGTTTATTTATTACATGTTTGTGTCTAAGCAGTAGCTATAGTGTTTAGTTTCATATCAAAAGTTAAAGGTCTTGTACTCTGTGAATAATACATATAAACACCAATTAAAGACACTTCATCTTCTTCACCATCATTCTGAATATTAAGTTTTACCCAGAAAAGATCTTTTTGTTTAAGATTAATATACCGCAAATTAATAGTAGAACCAGCCTCATCAATAGTCATCATTCCAACTTCTTGAGCACCCCACTCATCATTACCAAATCCAGATAAATTAGCTTCTTGGGTAATTAATAGTCTAGGATCACTCTCAATTCCTTTAGTTCCAGCTTTAATAATACCAACTGTAGTATTATTACCTGTTAAAGTACCAAATACTAAAGTAGCCTTATCAAATTTCTTAAACTGATCTGGTAATTTCATATCATACTGTTTAGTGGAAATAGAAAGAGTAATCTTAGTTTCGTAGGTAGAATCACCATCATAATCTTTTTTACCAGTAAACATTTCTAGTACATCAGCTGTTATAGCTGATCCATAATAAAGTCGTTCAATATCATCATTTGGAGAAATATATTTAGCAAATACTCTTGGATAAACACCAGTCCATAAAGCCCAAGCATTGTATCTTTCATCATAAGCTAAAATAGCGTTATTACCTGCTCCTGTAGCTGCTGTAGAAATACCAAATAAAGATAGTGATTTAAAGAAAACACCACAAACATCATCAATATTACTTGCCGTAATTTGTTTAACAATAGAATCAGCTCTAAGCGACAGCACAGAATACCTCAAAATCGTGCCGTAGTTAGCTTCATTGCCGATTGTAGACGCACCATCCCTAGACCAGAATCTAAGGTTGTTACCAGCGACATGAGGACTAAATGGAGAGATAGAGCCAACAGAGATATTTACATCTTGTATCCTACTCTCACCAAGATACTTTCCAGATGTAATAAATTGAAATTTACCAAAGACATCATCCTTAAAGACAAATAGGGCATCTTCATTAGAAGCCACATGGGTTTTAATAGCATTGATTGAAGTACCCTCACCTGCACGGTAGCCAAAGAATCCAGCACCATCAGGTAGAGCAAAAGAACCAAACTTATCTAAAGCACCAGACCAAACTAAGTAGTCTCCTCCAAGCTCTGTGGTAACTCCAACAAGAGAACCTCTGTAATTATCAAGCAAAGAAAAGTGATAGCCACCTGTAGTATTGTCATCTGGTACACCATAAAAGGTATCAGTACCAACAGTACCATCATCTTTATACTCCACATCTAGTGGTTCAACAGAGTTTAAGAAGAAAGCTTCTCCTTGTCTGGGTGACTTAAAGATACCAACGCTAGTGCAACCTGCTGGAGCTGCTGGGAGTGTAATGGTTAAATAGGTATCTTCATCTAAAACTAAAGGCATGTTATCAATCCAACCAGTACCATCAGCTTGAACATCTGCATCAGCAGGTAGGGAAGCTAAAGTCCCACCAGCTTCGTTGTACCAAACATATTGGTAGAAGTATCTAGTTTGACCTGTGCCAGCACCAGTTTTTACAATCGTAGGATAAGCATCGTCTGGATCAGCTAAAGCTGTGTAGATATGCCAACCATCAGTATCTAACCAAACTAAACTATCATCTTCATTTGCAAAATAAAGTCTTGAACCAATTTGAACAATCCAAGTAGTAGAGTCAGTGTTAAAAGCAGGATTACCATCAGTAAATTCTGGAGTAGTTCCAGAATATCCATCAGGTGCATCACCAGTTAAATTTACCCATAATTCGCTAGTAAAATTATAGTATTCTGGTTTACCATTGTCTGAAATACGAATAAGACGAGAAGCACCAGCTACATTATAAGTAGCGGTTAGTTGATTGATCTGGGTAGCATCATCATCAGCTACTTGACCAATAACCTTAGAACCTTGTCTTTTAGAGATAGTTCCATACTGGGAATAAATACCATTAATTAACTCAGAGAGCTCAGTTTCTTTAAGTTTTGAAGGATGAGCTAGAGTATTAAGACCTTCTGGAAATCCATCACTACCAAATCTCTTAATTGGAGCATTTTTTCTTAGAGGCTTTTTAGCAAACATAAAACCTCCTTATAATTGATTACGATTTGGTCTACTTCCATAGTAAGCTCTAGCTATAACTAGCCTATCAGTTCTAGTTACTTGACTCTCACTATTAGTAAGTAAATCACTCTTATCTGGGATAACTTCTAATGCTAAATATTCTTTAAATCTATTCTCAGCATCCTGTTCAGCCTTATCTTGAGAACCTTCTTGATTAGCTTGTCTGTAGTATTCAGCTAAAGCTGCAAACCCAATCATATCTCCAGGTAGGAGAATCTTATCAGTTAATGCGTTAGGAACTGGAGGATTAGAGAAATACCACATAATCACAGTAGCATCTGTTGTAACTACTGCATTATCAAACCTCATCTGCCATCTACCATAATATTCATCATCATAAGTATTAATCATTTCAATAAAGATTGTTTGACCATCAGAATTTCCATTTTCATTCCAATCTACTCCATCAACAATAAGCATATAAAGAGCATTGGGTCTATTAAATTTATCTGGGAGAAGATGCGTTGTATCACCTGCAGTTAATTCAATTACTTCTCTAGTTAAACATCTACGCCAAAAAGCTCTACGAGCATATTCTTCTTGTTTGTTTTGAATCCAACTAATCCATTGAGCATATTCATCGTCACTTTCGCTAGGAACTGTACCTCCAGCGAAGGGTGCCATAAAGTCCATTACGTCACCTAAAGTTTGTATTGTTGTGTTTACCTCGGTTAGTGCTATGATCCTATCCTCCTGTCTCTATTGTATTTGCCATATATTTATAATAATAGAGCTTGAGAGGGTTGTTTGTGACTAGATGTTGGAAAAATCTCCGTGCAATTCTTTAGAAGCTTTTTTATAAGATGAATAGGTAGCAAATAGGGCAAGACCTAAGTCCTGCCCTATTTTACATTCCTAACCTAACAATTTAACTTGCTGGGTAGGGAAATGTGGTGTCATCTGCGGTATAAGCCTGAACCAAATCCATGGTTAGACCTGCATCGTATTCTTGACCATCTGTGAAAGTACGAGTTTCAAGGTTTTCATCTTGATCTCTACCTAACACAAAAGTTGTGTTTCCAATTGCTGTGCCCATAATTACCTTTCAAAGAGTGGGGGAAGTGGGATACTCCCCCCATTATTCTCTATTTTTTTTAAAGTCCCAAAATTAAATAGTGTTTTGATATGCGTATTCTCCATGATACTTTTTTGCAGCTTTGTTGTAGGCAATAGCAGCTTCTTTTTGAGTTTTATGATAACCAATAGATATTAGTTTTCCATCAACCCTAATCATACTCTGATATCTGGTGACAGTTTTGTGCTTCCTAGTGTAAACACCAGTTAACTTTGTTCTGCCTCCACGCCTTCTTATATTGTCTTTATTAGTAATATTTCTTAGATTCTGCTTTCTATTATCTAACTTTTCATTGTTAATATGATCTGTAACTAAACCTTCTTTGGGATCAAGTACCATGCGGTGCATGAGTATTTGTCCTTTATCTGGTTTCTTATTTACATATTTCCTAGATCTCATGGCATAACCCTTATGATTTAGGTACCAACTATATTTAGATAACTCTTCAAAATCTACGTCATCTACCAAACAAAACCTATTACTGTCTTTTCCTCTCAGATATATTTTCTTCATAGAAGAATTATATCACAGAGTTGTACATATTTCACTATTCAATTTTTAAAGTGCGTCTCTCTTTCTAAGTGAGACCCAAGTTGTACATGTAGACACAAGCTTCAGGCATATCCATCTTGAAGGTGTATTCACCCAAGACTTGCCATCTGAAACTGTCACCAAGCTTTGCTAAAGGTGATGTGAACCATCCTCTTTTTTGCATAGCTTTGTATCCAATCATGGATTCATCTACGAAGAAGATGTAATCATCCATAACCTCGCCCATTCCTTGAAGTTGAACAACGTCAATTTCACCGAATGTGTGAGACATATAAGTCTTCACAACACCAATTCCTCGAGATTTATCTCGGAAAGTGGTTCTAGCTGCATCATCCTGGATATATTTAAAGTCCTTCATGAACTTTGGAGTGACGTACATGACTGGCTTTTTGAACGCCTTTTCAGCGATCAAATCTAAAGCGTCATCAATAGCGTCTTCCACAGCTCTATCGGAAGCCCAAATATCTCCACCGAAATCTACTGCATTAGCAGCTGCATAAGTGTCGATCATAAACTTCATTCCACCTAGGGTGGTTAGTTTACGAGCTTTGTCTTCGGATCTTACACCGACAACTAATTGGCGTTGAAGTTTCTCAACCAATTCACTTTGCTTTCTGGCGATTAGTTGAGCAGAAGATTCTTCTCCTCTAATCATTGCAGCATTTTCAGTTCCAGTTAGATCAATAACATCTTCTAAAATAGAAGTGAAGTTATAATAATCTACAAATGGAGTGACTACCATATCATCAGCGACTTTACCCTGAGGGGTAGCTCCACCAATAACAGATACAGCTTCATTGTTCACCATAGTAGTCTGAGTAGTAGATCCTGTTAGGAATCTAAAGGTAACATTTACGCCACCTCCTACTGATTCTACGATGTATTGTGATCCAGCCGAATCTTGGAAGACATCATCCACATTGAATACGCCTGGGTCATTAACAAC